ATTTAGCCAAACATCCAAAAGCAACAATTTCTGATGTATATGATTACTTGAAAGAAAAAGGTTGTTTAAGTGGTGGTGATAGTAATATTGGAGAAAATTATAATTATCTAGGTGAAGCTAAAAAGACTTCCAAATTTAAGTACAAGATGCCTAAAAACGGGTTTAATGAAAAAATGAAAGAGGGTCCTAAAAAAATGGGAACAGGTAAAGCCAAATTTAACTATGACAAATCAGCAGCAAATGTTGATGGAAAAATGAAAAAAGTTACAACTGGTAAAAAACAAGAAACCAAAGAAGCATCAAGAACTTATGGAATGGGAAGTAAAGCAGGTAGAGGTCTAAAAAAAGGCATTACACCAAATAGAAATTTGAATTTAGAAGCTCTGGAAAACCAAGTTTTAGAATTAAAACAAAAGAATAATGATTATAAAAAATCATTAAACATTTTTAGAGAGAAACTAAATGATGTTGCAGTTTTCAATGCTAATTTAGCATATGCAACAAGATTGTTTACTGAACACTCAACTACTAAAAAAGAAAAAATAAACATTTTAAGACGATTTGATAATATTCAGACATTACAAGAATCTAAAAACTTGTATGCTACTATTAACAATGAATTATCAAAAGATTCAAATTTGTCTTTAAATGAATCTGTTAATCGTAAGATTTCAAATGTTGCATCAACAGGTTCATCAGCTAACTTGATTGAATCAAAAACTTATGAAAATCCTCAATTTTTGAGGATGAAGGATTTGATGGGTAAATTAGGTTAATAAAATAAATAAAAAAAAATAGAAAATGGGAGCATTATTAGAATCAGGTCTTGTTGGTAATATTGGGTTGAAACACCTTAAAGTTATCAAAGAGGACACAATTAACAAATGGAATAAATTAGGATTCCTTGAAGGCTTAAAAGGCCATTTAAAAGAGAATGTTGCGCAGTTATATGAAAACCAAGCATCATATCTTATTAATGAAGCAGCTAGTACATCTGATACTGGTGCATTTGAAACAGTTGTTTTCCCAATTGTTAGGAGAGTATTCTCTAAATTATTGGCAAATGATATTGTTTCTGTACAAGCAATGAATTTACCTATTGGTAAATTATTCTTCTTTGTGCCTCAAATTCAAGAAGCAAATAGTGGTGCACACTATTCACCATATGGTGCTCCAGGTGCTGCTGGTGATCAAACACCAACTACTGGTTATGGTGCAGCTGGAAGTAAAAATCTATATGATAGATTTTATGAAGGTAATGAGCCTGGTTTAAATCCAGAAGGTCTTTATGATTATTCAAAAGGTCAGTATAGTGCAATAACTGCAACTGTTAGTACTGTAGTTTGGTCAAGTGGTAGTTTAGTTGTTAGTGGATATGGTGCCAACAATGAATATAGAAAAGTTATATTAGCAATGTCTGGCTTTTCAAGTACTGGTGAAGGTAAATTAATAGGCCCTGATGGACACCCAATTGATAATGAAAGTTTCTTGGCTGGATTAAGTGTTACAGCATCAGCTACTGGTGCGTTTTCTGGTGTAACAACTGCATCTGGACTTGGAAATCCATTATTGTTTAGAGTAGTTACTCAAAAATATGGTAAAGGTATTGTTCAATATGGTTCAGATACAACACTGTCATTCCCTGGTGATAAAGTAGGTGGTGGTACATTTAATGATTTATCAACACCAGAAGGTATTATTTATCTTGAAGTTGATTTACAAAGACCAGCAACTGTTGGTGCAAATTCATTAGATGGTTATACTGGTTTTACCCCAACTATTGCAGGTACTGCTGCTACTGATTTTGGTGCAACTTATAGAATATACAAAAGTCTTGAATTTGAAGATAAAATTGGTGAGGTTTCTTTTGATTTACAATCAGTTACTGTTTCAGTTACAGAAAGAAAATTAAGAGCACAATGGTCACCAGAAATGGCACAAGATGTTGCTGCATTCCATAACATTGATGCTGAAGCAGAATTAACTGCTTTATTATCAGAGCAAATTGCAGCTGAAATTGATAGAGAAATTTTAAGAGACCTTAGAAAAGGTGCTGCTTGGAACTTACGTTGGGATTACAATGGTTGGAAGAGATTGGGTACAAATGCTATCCCTTACACACAGAAAGACTGGAATCAAACATTAATCACAACTATTAACCAAGTATCAGCACAAATCCACAAATCAACATTGAGAGGTGGAGCAAACTGGATTGTGGTTTCTTCTGAAGTTAGTGCAATTTTTGATGATTTGGAATATTTCCACGTATCAAATGCATCTCCAGACCAAGACCAATACAATATGGGTATTGAAAGAGTTGGAACATTAGCTGGTCGTTACCAAGTATATCGTGATCCTTACTTCCCAGCAAACCAAGTGTTAATGGGACACAAAGGTACATCATTATTGGATACTGGTTATATTTATGCACCATATGTACCATTACAATTAACACCAACAATGTATAATCCATTTAATTTCACACCTATTAAGGGAATAATGACAAGATATGCTAAAAAACTGGTTAACAACCGTTTCTACGGTAGAATCACAGTTGATGGTGTTAGAACATTTGATTTACAAGAGTTGAGATAAT